CTCTCTTTGATACAACGATAGATGGAAATGATGTCTGCATTGATGTCATTAACAAACACCTGCTGAGGTTTATACTCATTCATCGCATGAATGAACATAGCACCACCACCAAAAAATGGTTCATAGTAAGTAGAAAAACAGGTGGGCATCAAAGGCGCATAATGTTTGAGCACCTTTGTTTTCCCACCTGCCCACATAAAGAGAGGTTTCATTGATAACGTAAGAAAACAACGTCAATCTTGAGTCCCCAATAATCGCCCAAATCAGTATAAAGGGATTTGATTTTGTCCTTAATATCTGTTTTTGTCAGTTTCTCAACTTGTGCGGTGGTAGAGCAATAGAAAACAACAAGCACCTTTCTCTTATCCTCTGCCATACACTGCTTAAAAATTTCAGCAACAGAAGTTTGATCCCAAGAATCAAGTGTTCTAGGTTCAAGGATTGTATGGTTTTCGTAATCTAGTTGATTCTCAAAACTGATACGTTGACTTGCAAGTTCTCCATGAGTATAGGTGTGCATTGGTTTTCTACGACCACCAACACTTTGATGATTGGACAACCATTGTCCAATCGTTGCCCTTGAAACATGTGGATAAAGTTCAACAAACTCATTCAGAACATCCTCAGGTGGTTTAGGTTCTAAACCTTCATTTTGACGCTCATCCATCAACTGAAATAGTTCTCTCTTTACATCATTACTCTTCACCGCAACTTTTTCGACATTTTGTTTATTGAGAAGATTGCCAAGTCGAATGACATTTGACATCTTTCCACCCAACTGAGTTTCAAAGTTTACAATATGAGCATTTGCACTGTAAATCTTCAGAAGAATCTCAATCTCAGCAGTATGGTGCCCATTGAGAATCTTAATGTCATTGTTTTCTGGGAAGTACACGCAAGTGAGGTCTTCTAGACCACTTGTATCTCCAGATTGTTTTACTTTGTTGTATATACGTTCAACAAAGTCAATGTCTCGGTCTACGTCACGAACTTGTAAACTTTTATCGCGGTTGGGAATATACTCATCGTTATTCAATTTAGTAAAAAATTCCCTGATATCAATCTGTTGTGTGGGATATTCCCCAGACTTGATTTGTCTGGCGATTTCTTCAACGTTAGTCAATTGAGTTGTGTTCGTGGTCATGATAAACAAGAATGTAGGTAAATTGTAGCAGATTTGAATCAGTTGTCAAGTCTTTCATGCCAGACTCTCAGACCTGGGTGACCCTGATCATCCACAATCATTTCAGTTTTGATTGTCCATCCAGGTTTGTGTGTGAAAGTTACATCAAGTCCCTTCATTCCAACATGATAGTCAGAACCTGCTGACCAGGATTTTTTATTGATGCGAAGAACAGTTTGATACATGATCAGATAGCGGATTGGGGGAACAGAGTGTTGATGCGTTCGGAGATCACTTCAATCATTATAGTGTTGATCTCTTGTTTTGTAAAGCAATCAGTATTCAGGAAAGCACTGTTATCACCAGGATTGTATTGGTTGAATCCGAGAAGATGTGCTACATTGAGTGCTTTGCCGATTTGACCATTCTCATGTGCTCCTTCACCAGTGCAGAAGGTGACATAACTTACCTCAGGATTGATCTTGCGGCAGATGTAGTTGTTCTTGAACCATCGTTCAATTGCATTACCACGATCTTGTTGTTTCTTACCCTCAAAGACGGCAATCAGCACATCACAATAAAACCATGCACCACCATCGGGTTCACATGCACCAATTCCACCAGGAATTTGTGCTTTGGTGAGTTTCTTTTGCAGAGAAAGATCAGGATAGATCTTTTTCAGTTCAGCAAACACATCATCTTTCAGATGTTTGCATTGCTCGTCAAGTTTGCGAGCACGGGCATCAGTAGCAATAGTGCCAGTTTGGATGCCACCGTTGAAGCGATAGGTGTTAGTCATGAGAGTTGTGGTTCTACTACTGGAACACTTTGGACGATCCTAACTTTAATTCATTGCAGATATGAGGGGATTGAATTGTATTTGCCTCATCCATTCTTCTGCTCGTTTATAGTATTCAGGATCATATTCGATACCAATATATTGGCGATCTGTGTTAATACATGCAATGCAAGTAGACCCAGAACCCATGCAATTATCCAGGATAACATCACCTGGATTAGAATATGTCCTAATAAAATACTCAATCATCGCAACTGGTTTTTGTGTAGGGTGAAACTTCAATGGGTCATCATTGTTGATAACGGGAAAGTAAAGAACATCGCGTGGGTATCTATCAGTACCACCACCAGGATTACCTAAACGTTTATCCACATGATTATAATTTCGTTTTTTATCTGGTTCGGGAATGTTATCCTTAGGAAGCACAGCGTTCATTGGTTTATGTCCTATTGTCTTTTGTGGATTATAAACAGGAATCTTACGATAAAAAACTAACACATTTTCGTGTGCTTTCATAGGCATCTTTTTTGCATTAAGATGTCCCGTTGCTTTATTCTTCTCCCATATCCATTCGTAACGGAAATCTTTGAGATTTGAACAAGCAAGAACTTTATCAAATGGCGATTGTGCTGTGAGAATAATCGCGCCATTTTCTTTCACGACACGGTTATATTGCTCCCACAATTTATCAAATGGGATTAAACAATCCCACTCATTCTGTGTAGTTCCGTATGGTAAATCACAAAAAACCATATCCACACAACCATCGGGCATTGTGGACATGATTTCAATACATTCTCCGTGAAATAACTGGTTCATGCAATAACAAGTTCATCAAGGTTTTTTACAATTATAGCATCAAAGTCATCTTTTGTCTTCTTTTCTTTAACATTCTGAATGTCAAAATACAGGTCGATTACTTCAACAGTGCTACCATATTGTGCTTTCAAGACGTGACTGATTTTAGTACGTTCTTTGGCACTCAAAACATCATCATATCCTTGAACTTTGCCTGATTTATCGAAACGTGGTGCCACACGAGGAAGCACACTCACAAACAAAACTTTCTCCATAAGAATATCACGAGCATACATCAATCGTGCTGCTTCACCAACACTGGTGTTTGCGTAGTTTTTGATGTTTTTATTGATGTTGCTATTAAGTGCCTTGACTAGAATTGCAACTTTAAGTTCACCATTCACAAAACCAGCGATGTCAATATCAAAAGTGCCACCAAAACCATCAACGGGCAACTGGTATTCATATTGCCAACTATACTCTGCCCAGGCAGGATTGGCATTTAGGACTTCATCTAAAACAACTTTGTGAAGTTCATCCGTGCGCCTACTGCTACGAACATTCTGAAAAGATGTTTCCAGGAAAGTTTCCATAAGTTTGTCTATCTACTACTCATACACTTTGGACGATCCTAACTTTAATCCAATGGAAGTTTGCCAAAAGACTTACCCTTTTTGTGGTCATCAATGAACTTCCTTGCTGATGCTTCTGTCCTACACAGCTTCTCAAGTTGTTGACCATTGTGAATAATAATGTATCCTTGATTTCCATAAGGAACTGCCGCATAGAGATCCTTATACATTGTAAATCCTTCTTTCATCGTTTAATTACACTAATAGCAGGTTCGCCACGCTCAAAGATAGTATCAACAACTGCTTGCACAGAGCGAGCAGTATTGATACCAACCCTATCATACACAGGCACACAAACCAGACCAAACTTCTTGGATTCATCACCCAAACGAATCACCCGCCCGATAGTCTGAGAGATGCCGATATAGTCCATGTTCCGCATAAACAGGACTGCTTCCAATCCAGACACATTGATGCCCTCAGATAGGATGCTATGGTGAATCACAACGAACCGCTTGGTGCTATCCTTGCCCCAAGCATTAAGAGTATCAAAGAACTTCTCGCGGTCAACTTTTTTGCCGTCAATCACAGCACCAGTTTTAGCAGTGATATACATCCAAGAGTATCCACGCTGCTCTAACTGAACACAGAAATCAGATTGAGACACAAGACCTACAATCTGTTTGGTAGAGCGAGCACAAATCAGAATCTTTTTGAGGTCCTGATCATCAATCGTCTCTATCAAATTGTCAGCATCACGCTCAAAGATTACCTGACGATCTTGAACCATAGGCAGTTGCTTCACCACAACTTTAGGTGGCAGGATATAACCTTGCTTCACCAGTTCAGGTGCAGGAACCTGACAGATTACCTGACCATAAACCTCAGGCAGATTCATTCCTGGTTTAGAAATGGTGGCAGAATGTTTTGGTGTGGCAGTAAAGAAGTAGCAACGATTCGCATTAGCAGCAAAGTGCTCAGTCGCAGGGAAAAAGTGTCGCTGAACGCTGTTATGTGCTTCGTCAAAGTAAATCGTATCTACATCAATCTCAGCATCAACAAGACGCTGCAAAGAGTTGTAGGTAGTGAAAATAAGTTGATGAAGATTAGCAGCAGCACACATAGCAGCATGAACCACAATGTCAGCGGGTTTGGTTGTGCTGACGTGATGAGTTTCGCCACTGTGGACGTGCAGAACTTCTGCGTTGGTGATATGCTCAAGAAACTCAGAAGAGAGTTGCTCCGCAAGCAAAATGCGAGGAGCAACAACTACAACAGTCTGCGGAGTTTGTGACTGAAACTGACGCAGAGTATCTACAATCATCTTCAGTGTTTTGCCACCACCAGTAGGGACAATCACCTGACCTTTGGTGTGCTTCTGCATAGCAGCAATAGCACGATGTTGATGAGGACGAAGCGTAATCACTTGTTCAGGAGGTTGTTAAGGTCCATTATAGCATAGGTCATCGCAGAGCGCGAATACCCTGCCGCATAGGGATAGGTTTTGACTGGATCATCACCTTGAGTGTTATCAACTTCGTGACAGACCTGCACTGCGTTCTCTAGGTCACGAATTACCCTTTTTAGCGTGTCAAGTCTTACAGTCACAGTTTCCATGATGTTGTGGGCGATTTTAGAGGGGTCTGGTGCTTCTTACACTATGAGGACACTTTGGACGATCCTAACAATAATACTGATTTTATTGGGGCAGAGGATGTTTACTGTTGTTCAAAGTTTCTTGTATTTGTCTGTGCGGACCAGTTGGACCCATCATGTACTCGATCCACTTT